CAACCTGAGCAGCATACAACTTATCCTGTGCATCAATTTGTGCTTTAATTTCCGCAATAACGCCAGCACGTGTACTTTCATTGCCAATCTTTTCAGCCAGTGTAAGCTCTTTCTGATAGCCTTCAATTACTGCATCATGGTTTTGTTTGAAGCCTTCCAGCTTATTATTTAATTCAGCCTGTGCTTTCGCCTCGCCGATGAGCATGGAAGCATTAAGTGCAGCGGTTTGTAAGGCAAGTTTGCCGCGAGTCTGAGCCTGCTTGCTGGCATCTGCATACTTTTTGATAAGCGCCTCAACAGCACGTTCCTCTTCCGTAAGTTTTGGCGTAGCAGCACTCTTTCCAGCGCTACCACCTTTGCTTCCTTTGGATTTGGAAACATTTACAGGTTCCCTAAAATGATTTCCGGTATCCTCTATAATAACCTTTGGCTTGAATGTCTGTTTAAAGGATTCGTCTATTCCACCTTTGATTTCCTGGCCAATCTTTTTCATGATTTTTCCTACAATAGTAAAAATCTCTGCCAACGGATCCAGCAGCCAGCTAAGGTAGTTATAAACCTTACGGCACATTTCTTTGAAAGCAGAATAAAGCTCGTTTATCCAGATGATACCTAGCTTGATAACAGACCAGGTAAATTGCAAGGCGTCGGCAATCAGATCGAGGATAAATTGTGCGACGGCACCAAAATCACTAAAAGCTCCACAGCCTTCACCTCGTACCAGGTCAACTAAGCTTTGCGTAAAGTCTATCAAATCCTGCACTATTTCGCTTTGGCTAAAAGCGTCAGCAATGCTTTGACCAATTTCGCCACAGGCCGTAGCAAGGTTTCCGGTAACATCGCCCCACGCATCAGTGATGTTCTGTTTGGAGTTATTCATAGAGCCATCAAACTTATGCATATACTGTGTCAGTGCATCCATAGCCTGCTGGCTGTCCATGGTGCCGTCTGTAAGCTTCTGCATAGCTTCTTCACCGCTCATGCCGATAGGTTCAAACATGTCATCAAGATTGATGCCGGCCATTTGCAATTCAATAAGCTGTCTGCTTGTAAGCTTTCCTGCCGCCTGAATGCGTGAAATGGTAGTTACAAGCTGCTGAGCGCCACTTACATCTTTGCCTAATCCGGCAGCAGTGTCAGCGCACTGCTGAATCAAATCCGCTGCATTTTTTGCGCTGTAACCCATATTGATAAGCTGTTTGCCCATGTTGTACACTACGTCGAAATCATAGTTGGTGTTGCGCGCCACATCATTGAAAGCCTGATAGGTCGCCGCAGCGCTGGTAAGATTGTTGGCCATCGCGCCGAACTGTGCCACAGTCTGCTGCGTCTGTGTGCCCAATCTTGCAATACCGCCAATTACTTCGCCAACAACTTCACCAACTTTTGGTAGTACTGCAGCCACCATACCACCAATTCCCGCAATAGCTATTTGTGTAAGCCCGCTTACACTTGTCAACTTATCGTCAACGCCATCATAAGACCTGGCCAATTTGGACAAATCAGTAGCATTTCTGGTAATAGCGCCCTGATGCTCTTTAAACTGCTTTGTTAAAACCTGTAGCTGTGCACATTCCTGTTGTGTTAAGGCAATGCCATTTTTTTGTTTGGTGCGCAAGGCTTCATATTCCTTGCTAAGCTCCTGCATAGCCTGAATATGGCTGTTAGTGCTTTTCTTCATCACTTCATAAGCACGCTTTTGCGTTTCACTCATACCGGAGGCAGCTTTATCGACTTTGCCCATAGATTCGCCGGCCCATTTAGCAAAATCCTCAAATTTCGCCGCTGTTTTATCAAGGTTATCCACAACATCATCAATATTTAAAGTTACGGATAAATTTGTTGCTCCTGCCAAGCTATTCACCCCCTTTTATTGCATCACTGATTACTTTTTCTATAGCTTCAGGTATTTCTTTTCTGCGCCTGTCCCAAACTTTTGACAGTGCTTTACTACCCTTAACGCCACTCACACGAACCACCCAGGCTTTGCCGCCACGCTTATGCGGGATATCATGTGCTTTAGTGCCAACCTCTAAAAATCGGGCAATATAAGCTTCATGACCAACAGTGACATACAAACCTTTGCCTTTTTTCGTATCTTCAACCTTCTTAAAGCTGCTGCCTTTAATGTTAGCAAAACCACTGCCATAACCGGTAGCGCTATCATAATCTCCCTGCGTGGAAGTTGCCCATCTATCCATAGCGCTGCGCAAACCTTCACGCACTTTATCTGGTGCACGCTGAAAAGCGTAAACAAAATCCTGCATCTTATTCAGACTAATATTAGCTTTACTTCTTTTCCTAGCCATAAACGCCTCCGGATGATATAATATAAATAAGGATGGTGATAGTTATGTATCTTTTCGGAATAAAAAAATGGTATTTCAACTGGGTTCTGATGATTTTAACTTTTGCTGTTTTCCCGCTGTTAACCATATACATGTTATACCGCATGATTAAAGATTTCTTTAACGAATCCAATAAACAAGCATATTATGACCAACTTGCCGAAGATGTACGTGAAGAAACACGTTTAGAAGAATTAAGAAAAACACGTAAAGCTATTGAACAAAATCAATAATTCTCTTTCCCGCTCAGCCCGAGCGGGTTATTTTTTTTATTCGCTGGCAAACGCTAATAACTCTTCGTAAGTCATATCAGCAAAATCATCGCATTTCTTGCGCCGTTTCACCAAATCCTGAAAACGTGGTGCCTTCTCGCCCATATGCATCTGATATACTGGCATTGCGCAGCATTCTATCAGTAAATCTTCCAGATCATCATGACGTTGCTGCCACCCCTCCATCATGGCAATAAGCTCACAGATGCAGCATTCTTCAATCTGCTGCGTCGTCAGCCCCAGCCTGCCATAGCATAATGGCAGGATATCATTGATAAATTCAGCAGCACTGCCGTAGGTTACTTCTTTGCCTGCGGCAGTGCTTTTTTGTTTTTTGCCTTACCAATAAGACCAGACTTCTCCAACGCCAAAATAATATTTGTTTGGAGCGCGACGACGCCCATTTCCTCGACGCAGGCCATGAAAACCGCGTCCACATCATCGTCGCTGTACGCCTTTTCTCCACGCAGTCCCCACTTCAAAAGCACATAAGCATCACTGATGGATAGCGGCGATGCTGCAAGACTGGCGACTGTAAGAATAAGATTATGATTAGTTAATTCCTTTTCGCATCCAACAATGCTCTTCACAGTATAGTACAGCACATGTCCCGGATTATTGGGCAGCTTTAATTCAACAGTTCTGTCGATAGTATTCACTTTCTTGCCTCCAGATATCAATTAAGGGCAGCCGCTTGCGCGGTCTGCCCTTCTTTTTTTTATTCGCTAGCGATAGTTGCTGAATCAAACGCAGTTTTCTTCACAACAGGGCCAACGCCATTAATTTCCATAGATTTTGTCATAACATCATCATAGGAAGCTTCGATGCTGTAGGACGTAACAACACCCCAACCATCATAATAGCTTTTGTCAGCAGTGTTCACGAAGGCAAAGCGCAGCGCAGGCTTCTGGCTCTGCAGCTCTTCGTCCAGCACCCAGGCTTCAATGATGTCGTTACCCTCGTTGCTCGACTTGACGACAATAGACGGGCTTGCAGTCCAGGCACGCTGTCCAGGTAATGATTCTCCCCAGCCGCCATTATCCTTGCTGGACGCATCAATGCTGTCAGCGGAAATTTCCAGCGTAGTATCGCGCAGACCGCCGATTAAATTCCATTTACTGTCGTAAGCCACATACAGCAAAAATTTCTTGCCTGCGATGGCCGTAGAGCCATCATGTGCAGGGTATTTTTCAGCAGTATAAGACATTTCTAATCCTCACTTTCACGTATCAAGTTGATATAATTGATAATTTAAGTTTATATAACCATTCTGCCAAACAATGCCGTTGGCTTCTATAGCGCCGCCGATGACGCTTTCCCCCGCCTCCATTTTTATAAGCCTATAGCCTTTGGCGGCAAGGTTAGCGTCAAATACATCCGTGTACTGCGTTGCCACGCTGCCAATCACGTTAATCATGTCAGCAACCTGCTTACGGCCGCGATAGGTGGAAAATAGCTCTATGCGTACATTTACGCGCCACATGACACTGTCAGCCTTAGCACTGGACGGCGTGCAGGACACGTCAGCAATGACGCCATAGTTGACAACCTCCTGATTTTTTAGTGAGTTCAGTATTTCACCAATCGTCATAGAGCTGTCGTATACGCTAAAGGTCATTTCATCCGCATTGCTAAGCATTGCGTAAAGTTCGCTCTGGAAAGCGATTAGAGGAGCTTTAAAAATCATCAGCCTATTCCTCCTAAGCGCGTTGCTTCTATCTCCAGATAGAACGGCACGCTGTCCGTCAGCCTGGTTATAGAGTTGATTACATACGTATAACCATCGTAGAGCACGCGCCAGTCCGTAGTAAGCGGATAGCTGCCGGTAATGTCACGCAGGACAAAATAGCAGGTATTGACCGTAACATAATCACCTATAACCTGCTTA